AACGTCGTAGGTGCACGTATAGGAAGCTCACACAAAAAAGGTCTTGCAGCTGATATTGCTTGTGTAGGTAGTCGTGATAGATATATAATTGTAAAAGCACTAATGGATGTAGGAATTAATCGTATAGGAATAGGTAAGACTTTTATACATTGTGATGTTGATAAAAACAAAGATGCCAATGTAATTTGGCTTTACAATTAAAATAAATTTGAATACTAACTAAAACAAAAAAAATGAACGAATTATTAAAAAACTTTCTAATCGGTAAAATTTTAAAATCTAAAAAAGCATGGTACACAATAGCTGCTATATTAGTACAGTTATTGCATGAATCATTTGGATTAAACCCAGAAGATACTACTGCTATTATGCATTCTATAATTGCATTAGTAATAGGTCAAGGAATTGCAGATAGTGCAAAGAAGTAACAACAGATATAGATTAAAACCACACGAGATAGCCGCTATTCAAAGGATGCGTGAAAAAGAAGTACGCAATGTTTTAGTAATAGGCGACTTGCACGAACCATTTTGTTTAGATGGCTATCTTGAATGGTGCTTAGAACAATATGAATCTTATGGCTGTAATGAAGTAGTATTTATTGGCGACATTATAGATAATCATTACAGCTCTTTTCATGAAATTGATATTGAAGCAGAATATACAGGAAAACAAGAATTAGAAGTAGCTATTAAAAAGATAGCACGTTGGTATAAAGCGTTTCCTGAAGCAAGTGTTATATTAGGTAATCACGATAGAATGATTATGAGAAAAGCACAAACATCATTAATTCCTAGTAAATGGATTAAATCATACAAAGAAGTATTAGAAGTACCTAATTGGAATTTTGTAGATAGATTAGAAATAGATGATGTACAATATATTCATGGTGAAGCAGGAACGAGTAGGAGTAAGTGCCGTGCAGATATGCAAAATACAGTACAAGGACATCTACATACACAATGCTACATAGAACATTATGTAGGACAAAACTTTAGAATTTGGGGAATGCAGGTAGGCTGTGGGATAGATCACGATAGTTATGCTATGGCTTATGCTAAACGTGGTAAGAAGCCTGCTATTGCTTGTGGTGTTGTTTTAGGTGGGAAAACACCAATTAACCTTTTGATGCCTTTATAATGAAAGAAAAGCACCAATTACCTATTATTATTATATATATGCTAATCATAGTATTAGTTATATCCCTATCCTTATAAACCTTTATTAACATACTCTTTGTTAATAACTTTTTTAATTATTTTGTTAATTATTTTGTTAATTATTCTTATGTTTGCACCATAATTAATAACCATAACCAAGAGGGGTGGGCTAAATGCCAAATGACTAAACACCCCTCTATAAAACAAAAGAAAATGGAAAAACAATTTAAAGTAATTAACAGAGAATCAAGAAAGCAACAGATTATGAATGCTAAAGAAGTTGCTAGATTCTTTAAGCTAAACACCATAAGAGATTATGCTGTTAGCACAGTAAAACCAACTCAAGAAAAATTCTTAGAAAATTTATTAATAAGCTGTATGTCTTTATTAATAATAGTATTAACAACTAAACTTTTTATACAATGGATATAGTTTGTGAAGATCATGTAACAAAGTCTATCTACTGGAAAGATGAAAAAGCTAAATGTATAAATAGTGGTAAAACATTTTTTGACCTTAGTAAATGCAATAGAACTTATAGAATGATAGGTACAGTAGAACAAATTGATAAGATGTGTTGTGATATGATAGACAGGGGTGTACAATGGCAAGATTATTATAAAGCACCATTAAAAGAAAAATACTTAGATTTGTACAAGAAAAATAATAGTGAAGTAGTAATTTTAAATTTAATAGAATGGAAAGAGAAATATTAAAAAGAATGAATAACATAAACACATTTCAATGTTGTGATGGTGAAGTGTATTTAAGAGGTACTGATGAGCAAGGAAAAGACTTTATGGTATGTTGGGATGCTTATGACTTTTTAAATTGGATAGATTCAGATACAGTTAAATATATTAAAGAACAAGTAATTAAACACATAAAAGAAAAATGAAAGAACACATGCCACAAAACAGTATAAATACTAAATATGGTGAAGAACTTGCTAATGAAAAAATGAACTTTTATAAAACAGATAATGCTAGATTAAAACAGTATAATCTAAAATTAAAAATGCAAGTAATAGAATTAAGACAAAAATTAATAAACATAGAAAAAATATTAAATAAGAAAATATGAAAACAGAAAAACTTAAAGAAAAGTATATAAGATATGAATTAACAAAAGATGATGTGTTTAAGCATCAACACTACATCATCATCACAAGGTCTGGCATTGAGAAGATTCAAGCTATTGAAAACATAACTATCTACTATGACATAATAAAAAGTGAACCTAATTTTGCAAGTGTAAAAGCTATTGCAAGAAAAGAAGGTAAAATGGTAGAAACATTTGGATCAGCTTTAAAAGGAAACAGCTTTAAAGATGGCAATACAAACACTTGGTATGTATTAGAAATGGCTGAAAAAAGAGCTTTATCAAGAGCAGTTCTTAAAATGACAGGCTTCTACGAGTTAGGAGTATTTGGTGAAGATGAATCAGAAGATTTTAAAAACAACTAAAACACAATAGACAGGTTTATTATCATTATAATATTAACTGAGCGGTTATACTTTGTAAAGATGATGCCCTGTCTATTTAATTATTAACTAAAAACAAAAAAAAATGACAATTTCAGGAACATTAATTAAAAAACTAGAAGTACAAAGAGGAATAAGTAAAACAGGTAATGAATGGAAAAAACAATCTATTATAATTGAGCAAGAAGATCAATATAAAACAAAGGTATGTATTGATGTTATGGGGGATAAAATAGAAAGAGTAGAAAAGATGGAGGTTGGCAATCATTATGATATATCTGTTAATATAGGATCAAGAGAATATAATGGCAAATGGTACACTAATATAAGTGGATGGTTCTTTGCTAATGAAAAGACTTCATCAAAAATATCTAAAGCTGATGATGTTTATAATGATGATGAAGATAATAATGATTTACCTTTTTAATTATGAAAGCAGAAGATAAATTTTTAAATATATGTAGACTAACAACAGATACACTTAATATTTGTTCAGATCATATATTTAGCAATTCAAGAATGAAAGAGGTTGTTATACCTAGAGCAGTAGCATGTATGGTAGCTAGACTTGGTGAAAACACAAAGCATAGTGTAATTGCTAAAGTATTTAATAAAAATAGGGCTTCTATATATTATTATGAAAAGCAACATCCAAATAACTTTTTATACTGGTCAGAATATAGAAGGTCTTTTAAGAAAGTTTTAAATGCTTATAATAAAATAGAAGGAGCAAAAAAAACTTTTGATAGTAAAAAAGAAATGCTTAAATATTTTAAATTACATAATATTGAAGATAGTAGTACCCTAGATTTACTTATAGTTATTAAATCAGGTGAAATTGAAGCTAAGGTAAAAACTTCTTATTTTAATTTTTCTGATATTATGAAAAAAATTACATTTGCATTACAGCACTACAAATATGATTTTAAAATAATATGATAGAAAAGCCTAATTACTATGCTATAATACCTGCAAGTGTAAGGTACTCTAATTTAAAACCTAATGCAAAACTATTATATGGTGAAATTACAGCATTAAGTGGCAAATTAGGGTACTGCTATGCAACTAACAATTACTTTGCAGAACTGTATGGAGTGAGTAAAAATACAGTAAGTAGATGGATAGGTGATTTAAGCAGCTTAGGATTTATTAATATTGAAGTAGAACGCAATGATAAAAAGCAAGTGATAAAAAGAAGGATAGGTATAGTACAAAAAGATGATAGGGGTATATACAAAAAGAGCAAAGAGAATAATACAAGTATTAATAATACAAGTAATATAAATATAACTAAGGAAAAATTTATTTCTGAGGTTATGACTTTTGATTATCCAAAAGATATGCTAGAAGATTTTATTAATTATTGGTGTGAAGGAAAAAAGAAAATGAGATACCAAAAACAAAGCACTTTTGAAATAAAATTAAGACTTTTACGTTGGGCTAAGAATCAAAAAAAATGGAATAAACCTCAGCAAAAAATGTCTAAACTAGATGCACAAATAAGTGAATGGCAAAAAGCAAAAGAATTACTATGAAAGATTTAGAATATAATGAAAACATTATAGAAGATTTAGGGATTACTGAAATGCAAGTATTAAATATTATATCAGTATGGTACACAAATGGAATGATGCCTGATATAATACAAAATGAAGATGGTTTTGAATTAGATGAATTAGTTGATAATTTATTTTTTGATAAATTTGAAGAAGAAGAAACAATTAGAAACATAAAGTTATGAAACATTTAAAAGATTACAACGTACAAGAACTTTCAGAAAAAGTTTTAGATTTACTTGCAAAGACTTCTGTAGAAATAGGACATAAAGTTGATGCACAAACTTTAGCAAGTCTAAGCAAGATATTTGCACAAGACTTAATTACAGAAAGAAGATTCAGAAATTTATACTTTAAGCAAATAGAAGAAGCCTTTTACATAGGTGTAAGATTTGGTAAAGATGAACCATTTATGAATATAAGAACTTTCTATAAGTGGGTGTATAGTCATAAAAAAACTATTGACAATGCTTACTATGAAGTACACACATTAGGTAATGATCCAAAACAAGTACCATATTATGAACCTACAAAACTATTAACATGAATGTATTAGAATTATTTGCAGGTAGTAGAAGTTTTAGTAAAGTAGCAGAAGAATTAGGACATAAAACTTTTACAAGTGATATAAAAAAATTTGATAAAATAGATTATGTAACAAATATATTAGAATTTGATTATACAAAAGTACCTTTTAAACCTGATGTAATTTGGGCTTCACCACCTTGCACATATTTTAGTGTAGCAAGTATTGGAAAACATTGGAATAAAGACCATACACCAAAAACATTAGAAGCAATAGTTGGCTGTCAAATTGTTAGAAAAACATTAGAGATAATAGATTTTTTACAACCTGATTATTTTTTTATAGAAAATCCAAGAGGCAAATTAAGGAAGTTAAGTTTTATGCAAAAATTACCTAGAGCAACAGTAACATATTGTCAATATGGAGATACAAGAATGAAACCAACAGATATATGGACTAATCATCTATCAAGCAATGATTTGTTTGGTGACAACAAATTACAAGGTTGGTTACCTAGACCTATATGTAAAAATGGTGATACTTGTCATGTATCAGCACCAAGAGGTTCACAAACAGGAACACAAGGTTTAAAAGGTAACTATGAAAGAAGTAAAGTACCTTATGAATTATGCAAAGAAATATTATTATCATTATGAACCTACAAAACTATTAAACTAATGGAAACACTAATTGCAATACCAATTATATTATCTTTATTGTTTATGATAATATATCAAAACAACAAAAACTATGAAAACTAAAGAAGAAATAGAGAAACTATTAACAATAGATGAACGTTTAAGAGATTCAGATTGTAAATTAATAGCTAGATTTTGGGCAAATGAATTAGCAGCTAAGAATATAGATATACACAACATATCTGCTTACGAATTTTTATCTATGTATGCTACTAACCAATTACATAATACAGAAGGTATTTCAAGAATGAGAAGAAAAGTACAAGAAGAAAACAAACATTTAAGAGGTCAGTTCTACAAAGGTAGACAAACAACTAAGCAGGATGAATGGAAAGCTAAATTAGGATATGCCTAAAAAAACAATAAGCAAACTTAAAAAAGAACTAGACAAATGGTTTAGTTTGTTTATTAGATTGCGTGAAGCTACTGATGAAGGTATTTGTCAATGCTTTACCTGTGGAAAAATTGATCATTACAAGAAAATGCAATGTGGACACTTTCAAAGCAGAAGGCATTTAGCAACAAGATGGCACGAATGGAATTGCCAAAATCAATGCCAAAAATGTAATATTTGGTCACAGGGCGAACAATGGAAGTTCGGTATTAGTCTTAACGCTAAATATGGTGAAGGTACATCAAATGAATTAGGATTTTTAGCACAACAAAATGGAAAGAAATTAGCTTGGGAATTAGAAGAAGATATACTTTATTACAAAACGATTGTTAAAAACTTAAAAAAAGAAAAAGGATTGGAGTAATTTTTTTTCTATATTTGAAATATGCAAAAACCTATATATGCAAATAAGCAGCATGAAGTATTATTAGACAATTATATAAAGCTGATTAAAGAATTTGTAAGGGATGTTTCAAATGAAACAAGATGGAGCAATTATCAAGAAATATTTAACGTAATAATAGAATACCATAATACTTATGGAAATCACAGAACTAAAAACAACTGGCATGACTGGTTAATGATATTACCTATTAATCTTTCAGTAATGACAAATGGATATTTAGCAGGTATAGAAACTAAACGTAACGCTGCTATAGTAAAGTCTTATAAAGTTATATTAAATGATATGCTGCATGATTTGGTAGATGGATTAGAAAAACTACAACCAATTAATGAATAAGATTTATCATATAATATCTAAGCTATCAGCTAAATTTAAAGAAATGGCTTATGGATTAACAAATGATGAAGAAGCAATTAATGATAGCGTACAAGAATTAATGCTATATTTTTTAACGATCAATCCAAAGGTATTAATGGATATATATGAAAAGGATGGTGAAGAAGGATTAATAAGATATGGTGCAGTTGCTTTAAGAAGGTCATTAACAAGCCCACGTAGTGCATACTATTATAAGTACAGAAAGTATTACAATAATATTTCTAGTCATTATACAACAACAGTAACGCAAGAAAACCCTCATAAAAGCATTTACAATATACCAGAAACAATAGACGTTAACTATGACTTTGAAAAGCTAGATAAAATAGATGCTGAACTAGAAAAATTATATTGGTACGATTCTAAAGTTTTTCAGCTTTATTATTACGAAGGTAACACATTAGATTCACTCGCTAAGAAAACAGGAATAAGTAGAAACAGTTTGTTTTCTACAATAGATAAGGTGCGTGAAATATTAAAAAAAGAATTAAATGAAAATAACTAATGAAGATAATATGGAACTAATGGCAAGGTATAAGGACAATTACTTTGACCTTGCTATTGTTGACCCTCCTTACGGTATAGGAATAAGCAGTAACCCAGTAAGGCAACAGCACGAAAAAAAACAATGGGATAACAATATCCCAAATAAAGAATACTTTAGCGAACTTTTTAGGGTAAGTAAAAACCAAATAATTTGGGGAGGTAATTACTTTGATTTACCACCGACACAAGGTTTTTTCATTTGGGATAAAAAACAACCGCACGACTTTAGTTTAGCTATGTGTGAATATGCTTGGAGTAGTTTACAAAAACCCGCTAAAATGTGGTCTTTGAGTGTACTTAAAGAAAAAGGGAAGATACACCCAACACAAAAACCCGTTGAATTATATGAATGGCTTTTGTTGAACAACGCAAAAGAAGGGGATAAGATACTTGATACACATTTAGGTAGTGGGAGTATTGCAATAGCCTGTCATAACTTAGGATATGATTTAACAGCGTGTGAGTTAGACAAAGACTATTACGAATTAGCAATGAAAAGAATAAATCAGCATAAAGCTCAATTAAGATTAATATGAATAAATTTTTTACAAGTCAAGAAGTATATCAAGATAGACTTGCAATTTGCAGGGAATGTATTTATTATTTTAAACCTACTGGTACATGCAAACGCTGCGGCTGTTTTATGAAAATTAAGGCAAGACTAGCACCTATGGAGTGTCCAGAAAAGATGTGGCAAAAGACAACAGAAATAGATACACCTGATGATCTACCACAAGAAATAATAGATGAAATACTTTTAATATGGAATGACATCAAAACAGGCAGGGCAAAAAATGTAAAAGTAAAAAAGAAGATGATAGAAATATACAATACTATACACATGACTAATTACAGCACAGGTACTAATTGTGGTTCTTGTCTTAGCACTATGTTTAGCACTATGAGAAAACTATACGAAAAATACAAATAATATGATAGACGAAATACCTGAATACTATAAAGGAAAGAACGGATATATGGCCAAAGATGTTATATATAATTTTGATTTAAACTACAATATCGGTACGGCTATTACCTACTTAATACGTTGTAAAAAAAAGCATGATGACAATGGCATACAAGATATTAGAAAAGCTATAAACCATCTGCACTTTGAATTAGATGAAATAATAAAAAATCAACCTAAAAACGAAACAAGAACAGGCGGCTTGTATCCAAATGGAAAGCTATGATAAAATTTGTGTGCAATAAATGTAATGATACTTTAGAACTTACTAAAGCCACTATAAAAAATATAGATGGTAAGTGGCGTACAGAACAGGCGTACTGTAAAAAGTGTGATGAATGGATGCAAGAATACGATAAGGAATTTAAAGGCTTTCCTAGTCTTATAAGAACAGAACCTACATTAACAAAAAAAGGTGATAAGCTATGGGCTTCTGCAAAAGAAAAACTAATAGGTGAACGAGGTGTAAATGAATCTTTTGATTAATGAAGTTTGTAATAAAGTGTGATAAAGATAAGCAAAGTCTGATAAACTATCTAAAAGAATTACAAAGTGATTATATAGTAGATGTAAAGAAACAAAGAAACAATAGATCAAATATGCAGAATAGTTATTACTGGGCTTGTATAGTACAACCATTAGCACAAGAGATAGGGTACTTTCCTGATGAAATGCATGATATACTAAAAGTAAAATTTGCAAGTGAATGGCAAAGTATAGAAGTAAATGATAAACAAGTAGGGCTGCAAGTAGTCAATAGTTCAGCTAGAATGAACACAAAAGACTTTGAAATATATGCAGATCAAATAAGAATATGGGCATTAAGTGAATTAGGTATTAGATTAATGCTACCAAATGAATACGAATAATTTCTATTATATAGTATGGAATACGAACAAAAGCGAACACAAATCAGTAAAGAAACAATGCTAGAAGCCCTTGAAAAGTCTTTAGGCATAGTTACAGAAGCGTGTGATAAAACAGGTCTTAGTAGAACGCAACACTACAAGTGGTATAAAGAAGATGAAGCGTATCGTAATTCAGTTGATAGCATAGATAGTAAATTTATAGACTTTGCAGAATCTCATTTAAAGAAACAAATAGAAAAAGGTAGCACACAAGCTACTACATTCTTTTTAAGAACAAGAGGGCGTAAACGTGGGTATAGCGAAAAACAAGAAGTAGATATTACTTCAGGTAATGAACCAATAACTATAGAATTTAATATAGGTGCGAATAAAACCAACAATAACAGTTAAACAAGACGAAGCCTTTCAATACCTAAAAGATACTGAAACAAATGAAATACTTTTCGGTGGAGGTGCAGGAGGTGGCAAAAGTTGGTTTATATGTGCAGCAATAATATCTAGTTGTATTCAGTACAAAGGAATAAGAGTATTACTTGGCCGTGCTAAATTAGATACATTAAAGAAAACAACATTAAATACTTTTTTTGAAGTATGCAAACAATGGAACTTAACAACACCTGAACACTACATATACAATGCACAAACAAACATTATTAAATTTTTTAATGATTCTGAGGTTGTTCTTAAAGACTTGTTTCAGTATCCTTCTGATCGTAATTTCGATTCTTTGGGTTCTCTTGAGCTTACTATGGCAGCGATTGATGAGTGCAATCAGGTTACAGAAAAAGCGAAAAACATAGTAAGTAGTAGAATAAGATATAAGCTAGATGAATATAATCTTATACCTAAACTTATATTAACTTGCAATCCTTCAAAGAATTGGGTATATACAGAGTTCTACAAAAAACATCAAGAAGGTAAACTACCAAAATACAGAAAGTTTATACAAGCCTTAGTAGATGATAATCAGAATATATCAAGGCATTACAAAGAACAGCTTAATAAATTAGATGAACTAAGTAAACAAAGACTATTATTTGGTAATTGGGAATATGACCTTAGTAAAGATTCACTTATAGACTACAATGCAATATTAGGAATATTTGACAATAAAGGCATAGATGGTGATAAATATATATCTTGTGATGTAGCACGTTTTGGGGCTGATAGAACAGTTATTATGCTCTGGCAAGGGCTACACCTTAGATACATCAAAACTATGCTTAAAAGTGCTGTAAATGATGTTGTAGATGAAATAAAGAAATTACAACAAGAGAATGGTGTACCATTGAGAAATATAATTGTAGATTCAGATGGTGTAGGTGGTGGTGTTACTGATTACCTTAGATGTCAGCAATTTCAAAACAATGCAAGAGCTTTGAAAGGTGAAAACTTTCAGAACTTAAAAACACAATGCTATTATAAGTTAGCAGAACTTATTAACAATGGTCAAGTGGGTATAAACTGTAATAATGTAAATGCAAAGAATGACATTATAGAAGAACTTGAACAGGTAAGAATGAAAGACATAGACAAAGACAATAAACTACAGATATTACCAAAAGATACAGTAAAAGACATAATAGGTAGATCACCTGACTATTCAGATGCTATGGCAATGCGTATGTATTATGAAATTGATAGTAACTATGGTAGGTATTTTGTACAATAAGAAAAGGGGCTGCACAAGGCAAACCCCTAGATAAGAAAATGGAAACAGTAATTTTCTTATAGAATAATGGAATGGCAAATATAACAAAATTATATTACTGTAAACTAAATATTAACAATTTCTATTATATATTATGAAAGTAAAAATCAAGAAAAATAAAAAAGTAAAAAAGTATAAAGTAGTAGAGAAGTGGAGTGAAGTAACATTAGATGACTGGATAAAGCTAATAGCAGCAGAAGAAAAGATAACATCTGAATCAGCTTTAGAGCAAATTAAGTTATTATCTGATATTCCAGAAAAACTAATAAAAGCCTTAAGTATAGAGAATATAGCTTTAATACTTAAGCACATAAATAGAGTTAAAGATACAGCAGAAAACAAACTATCTAAGATAATTAAAATAGAAGGTAAAGAGTATGGTTTTCATCCTGACTTATCAGAAATAACTTTAGGTGAATATGCAGATATTGAAACATTTATAAAAAATGGAATAGACAAGCATTTACCAGAGATGATGGCTATATTGTATCGACCTATTGTTGAAAAGAAAAATGATGTGTACACTATTGAAGCGTATGATGGTAAAATAAGTATAAGATCAGAGATAATGAAAAAGATGACTGCAGAACAAGTACAAGGTGCAATGGTTTTTTTTTGGACTTTCGTGAAAGTGTTCTTGAAGATTTTGCCATCGTCTTTGAAGGAGCAGGCGAATCAAATGCTGAAGGAGCTGTAGTAAGTGAAGACTTTGCTGAACGTTGGGGCTGGTTCGGTGTGATGTATAGATTAGCTAATGCTGAAATTGTGAATTTGCAAAGAATAACTGAATTAGGTCTTTTAGAATGCTTGACTTGGTTAAGTTATGAAACAGACTTAAATATTAATAGAAGCGTAAAATTAAATAATAAAAATGGCGGTATATAACAAAACGTACAATAATGTAATTGATACTTTAAAGCAATTAGGTGCAGAACACAATCAAATACACACTACTACTACTGGTGACATATTTGATATTGATTTATCTAAAAACACAAAGTTTCCTTTGCTTCATATAAATCCTGTAAATGTATCAACAGGTCAAGCAACACTCACTTACAACTTTCAATTATTTGTAATGGATGCAGTAAGTGAAAAAGAAGACTGGACAAATGCTAATTTTCAATCAGCAGATTATCTTAGTAATGAGCAAGAAGTTTTAAGCGAGTGTTTACAAATATGTACAGATATTATTGGAATGTTTAGGCATTCTAAATGGCAATCACAATTAGCATTAGATATTGATGCTCCTGTATATTTTGGTGAAGGTGAATTTACACTAGAACCTTTTAATGAAAGATTTGACAATATGCTAACAGGATGGGTGTTTCAATTACCTGTAACAGTACATAATGACTTTCAGACTTGTAATATACCTGTAGATAATGATTCAATAGGAAAATAATGAAATTTAAAATAGGAAAATATAAAATAGAGATAGGTTTTTTTAAAATTACTATAAACTTATGAAAGAGGTATTTGAATTAATAGAAAGTTATGGAGTAACCTTAGTATTATTGATAGGTGCTTTTTATGCGTTGTATCAATTCTTTTTCTTTAGTATTAGAGAGGTTAAAAAGACATTTGAGAAACACCACGAAAAGAATGCAGAAAATATGCAAGAAGTTAAAGATAAGTTAAATACTATATTAGAGTTTCTAAAAAATAAATAATATGGATTACGATAAAATACTAGAAAAATTAGAAGAAATAAGCATACAGCTAGAAACTTATAATGACTATCCACAAAGTGCTACAAACAATGCTAAAAGAGCAAGGAAGTGGAAAGAAGAAAATGGTAGTGATTGTGGTACTAGAGTTGGGTGGACTAGGTCAGCACAATTAGCAAATAGAGAAAACATAAGTAGAGATACAATAGCAAGAATGGCTTCTTTTAAAAGACACCAACAACACAAAGATGTACCTTATTCAGAAGGGTGTGGTGGTCTTATGTGGGATGCATGGGGTGGTACATCAGGAATAGAATGGGCAATAAATAAATTAAAACAAATAGATAAAAAATAATTATGGCGGATTTAACAACAACAGTAACAGAAAGTGTTACACTAAATGGAGCAGTAAGGGGTTCTACAAATACTATAACAACAACAGGTATAGTAGATGTCTTTGAACGTATATTAACATGTGCGCATTCAAATACAACTACAATAGCAGTCTTTGGTTCAACACCTCATGCAAGTGCAGGGGCTTTGGATGTAGAGAATTGTAAATATCTTAGGATAACAAATCTTAGTGGAGACCAAGATATAAAATTAGCATTAGTAACAACTAACACTAATTACCAAGTAACAGTAAGAGCAGGTGGTTCACATATCTTATTTCAAGCAGAAGATGCTGCAATAGGTGAAACCGATACATCTCCTGCATTTGGTACATTAGAAGATATTACAAGTGTACAGGTAAGACCAGCAGCAACTACAGATGTACAAGTAGAAATATTTGCAGGGCTTGTGTAATGAATCTAAAAAACCTAGAAAAGTATTTAGAAAGTTTTGGTAAGTATGTAATTAAGCAATCACGTACTAATTTATCAAAAGCTAAAAAGAACGTCACAAAAGACCTGTATAATTCTTTAGAATTTAGAGTTGTAAAGGATGCAGGGGGTATTTGGGGGCTTGAATTTTTAATGCTAGACTATGGTGAATATATAGATAAAGGGGTTTCAGGTAGTCAAAAGAAAAGGACTTATAAAGATTTTACAGGTAAAAAAGTAGCAAGTCCATACGAATACAGTAATAAACAACCCCCTGCAGGGATTTTAGCTAAATGGATTAGTAAAAGAAGGATAAAAGGTAGAGATAAAAAAACAGGTAGATTCATTACTAATTTAAGTTTAGCTTTTGCAATGGCAAGAACAATTAAAAGAGATGGAATAAAAGGAATTAGCTTTTTCCAAAGACCAATAGAATTAGGATGGAAAAGATTTGGAGAAGGTGTATTAGACAATATAACAAAAGATATACTTGACGCAATACCTGATGAAATACAAAAAAATGAATAAACAATGGCAATAGTAATAGATCAAAAACCAAAATACAGAACAGCAGCAGTAGGACAGGAACTAATATATGTAGTGAGTGAAGATACTGGAGTTGTAGTAAATCAAACAGGAGTAAAATTTTTAGCAAGTGTAATTTTTAGAGTAAACAGTTCTGAAATACCTGTAGTAATAAATGGAATTTTTAAAGCAACACCAAATAGTCAAGGTGTAGCTATATTTGATTTCAGTACAATATTAGAAAATTATTTAAAACCTGATTATAATGGTGTTAACACAACAATTAATGCTAATGAATCAATAGTATCAACTTATGCAGGTGTTGACTTTGATGAATTTGATGCTTACCATCCAATACACTTAATAGATAGATATTGTATTGCTAGTGATTCAATTAAATTTCTATCAATAGTGTTTCAAATAGAATATATGGGTGCAGATTCACAATACCCTAATCAAGTTAATACTGACCTTTCAATGGTAGGCTATATTACAAATTCAACTATATTTAATGGTGTTTTATATGAAACTGATCCTTTAATAACTTCAGCAGGTAGCCCTGATTTTGGGTATAATTTGTCAGGTAATGATATGGTGCTTACACACTCAGGAGGAGGTTTACCTACAGCTGAAGGTAGTTACCTAACCAATTCACCTAAAAGTGTTGATGCTAGAATTACAGATTATGGTACTTTTGCTTTCTTTAATAATATGACAAATAACCTTAATGATGTAATTACAGGCTCACCATTTCCTGCAACACCAAATACAATAAAAGAAATTAAATTTACTTTTTATGATGCATCAGCACAATTAGGCTCAGTAATAGTTTCTAATAGACAAATAACAGGTGGATATTCAGGTAATGGTCAAGACATTGGTAGTAACAGCTATGCAACAACTAGACTATTATATATTGGTGCTTTTCCTGCTAATTTAACAGGAGGATATGAAGCAGATAATACAACATATGCAGACTGGAATACACATAAAGCAAATACAGTATATTATACAGTTCAAGCATTTGGTAATGACTCAAATCCAATAGGTGAAAGCTATAGAATAAACATAATAGAAGGTGATTGTAGATTTGAACACTTTAGATTGTGTTGGCTAAATAAATGGGGTGTTTGGGATTACTACACTTTTACTAAAAAGTCAATAAGAAGCCTAACAACAAATAGAACAAATTATACGCAACTTGGTGGTACTTGGAATAGTAAAACATATTCAAGAAGAGGTGATAGAGGTGGTAAAAAGAATTTTAGAGTTAACACAAAAGAGAAGATAACAGTAAACACAGATTATATTACTGAAGATTACAATGAGATGATGGAACAGCTAATTAACAGTCCAGAAGTCTACATCATTAATCCTTATGATTCAAGTGTAGGCTTTTTTCCAAATACAGGTAATATTAATAGACACGTACAACCTGTTGTATTAACAACGTCTAGCTTTACAAGAAAAACAAAAGGTAATGATAAGCTAATACAATACACAATAGAATTTGAAAGAGTAACTAACAGAAGAACCCAAAGAATGTAAAATGAGTGTACAATTAGTATTATACCCACAAAATTATTTAGGCTATCTTTATAGCACCCTTGTATCAAGAAATATATTAGCAGATAGTCAATCTTTTCTATCTGTTTTATCCACATCTGTATATACTTATACAACTACACCTAATACTGTTGTTGATTCTTTCTCAGCAGGTGCAAATTGGAAAGGCTTTTATATTGCAGGACAAACAGCACCACAAAACACAAACAATACTTTAATATTAACAGGTCAAAATGCTCCTGCACTCAATAGTGGTGTTTATCAAAAGTTAACAGGATTAACTGTAGGTCAAAACTATACTGTTACAATAGATATTTCATCAGTAACAGCATCAGGTGTATTAACTGTAGGTTTACCACCAAGAACAGATACTTGTGGTGGTCAATTTGTTTCTAATAATCCAGTTACAGCTGCAACTACTCTTACAATACAATTTGTAGCACAAAATGCTGTAGAAATATTTATTTTACAATGGAAACAAGCAGGAGCAGGTGTTATTACAATAGATAGTATGTCTATAGAAGAATCAACTGTAATATCAGGTCCAGCAGGTGGTGCTACAGGTGGCACTTTTAATGCCGACCCTATAGATGGTCAGGTTATAGTTGATTTATATGAAGAAGAAGGAATACCACTTACATTAAGTGTAGATGATTTTAAAAATGTAGCAGAAAAAGTACAAAGTTATTCTAAGGATTTTAACCTGCCTGGAACTAAAAGAAATAATCTAATATTTGATAATATATATGAAATTACTAGAACCATAGGAAACACACAATCCTTTAATCCATACATACAGACAAAAGCTATTTTAAAAGAAGATGGCTTTACTATATTTGAAGGTTTTCTTAGACTTATAGAAATAAAAGATCAAGAAGGAGAATTAAGCTATAATGTAAACTTGTATTCAAATGCAATAGCACTAGCAGATATTCTGAAAGGTCTTACATTTAGTGATTTAAACTTTGAAGAATTAAACCATATATATAATAGCACGAATATTGCTAACAGTAATAATGGCGTTCTAGCTTTATCTAATCCATTACCTACTGATTCATTTGCAGGAGCTGCAGGTGCTACAACTACTAATGTACTTAGATATCCTTTGTGTAATTGGAATGGTAAAGTAAGAAGAAACCCAACAAGCACCCAAGTTACAGCAATTGGTGCAAATGCTGAATTTCCTGCTATATCTAATGAGGGTATCGCTACATTTTATAGGCCTTTTATAAAATTGAAATATATTATTCAGAATATATTTAAAGCAGCAGGTTTTACTTATACGTCTACATTTTTTGATTCAGCAGAATTTAGTAATTTATATATGGATTTTAACTGGGGTGCAGGAAACCAACCAACCACGCTAGATGAACAGGTGCTTATAAAATACTTAAATACACCTCTTAATTTTGCTACACCATCTGGTAGTTTTAAAACAATGATTTTTCCTAATAGTTCAGCTCCCTACAATTCAAGTCCATTACCTTCACAAATAAATCCTGCAACAGGTATTTTAACAGCAGATAGAGATGGATTAATAGTTGAAGTACCACAATATATATTTACGATAATAAACGAAGTAGATACTTACTCTGCTACAATACAATTAGTAAAAGTAGAAAATGGAACAAATGTTGAAACAATTATAGATGCTATAAGTTTTACAAATGTTTCAGCAGGGACAACGTCTCAATTTTATTTCTTAGGACAGCATATAATTAACTTAAATCAAAATGACACTTTATTTTTTAGATTTAGAGATGATGGTGGTTCTAATTTTACAAAACAACATTTTGATACAACGAGTGGTATTAGTGGTGTTTATTATTTTATACAAGGTGATGCAATAGCACAAGCAGCATTACTAAACAAACATAGAGGGAAACTAAAACAATGGGATTTTCTAAAAGACATTTTTACAATGTTTAATCTAATTACACTACAAGATAAAACAAACCCAACGAACCTTATTATAGACACTTATGATGACACCTTTTTAAATAATCCAAATTCAGTAACCTATGACTGGACGCATAAAGTAGATGCTACAACAATTCAAATAGAGCCTTTAAAATTAAAAAGAACTATCACTTTAAAATATAAAACAGATGATAAGGATTATTGTGCTAGAGTGTTTAAGGATGCTTGTTTCCAATATGAATATGGTAGTTTAGAAAGGGATGGTTCAACAGCATTACAAGGTTCAAATCAGCTAACCAATTTAACAGGTGAAGAAAAAATAGAACTAAAAATATTTTCATCAACAGTTGTAAAACCAATATTTCAAGATCTTCCTGAATGGATAGCACCCTGTATATATGGTGCAGATGAAGAAGGTGGTGAATTTAAAGGAATAGACAACAACCCTAGAATACTTTACAATGTAACAGGTGATGATAATTACCAATTACAAAATATGACATTTTTTATGGATGCAGAAAATGGTTCAGGTGCTTTTAATCACACAACATATCAGCGTTTTAGTCATACGTCTACAATACCATCTGTTTCTGCAACTACAAATGGATATAATTTTGGTAATACTTATGGATTAATAGGTATAGGACCGCCCCCTGTAAATGATTTATACAACAGATTTTATCAAGGTTATTTTAATGAACTATACAATCCTGATACAAGGATAGTAAAATTATCTGCACTATTAACACCTGCGGATGTTGCAAACTTTGAGTTTTTTGACAAAGTTAGAATTAAAAATAGAGAATATAGAGTAAATAAAATAGACTACAAACCGAATGCTTTAACCAAATTAGAATTAATACTTATACCATAAATGGACTATTTAAAAGGATATAATATAAAACCCTATGAAATACAAGAACCTACAAATTTTGTTCTATTTACAGATGGAAAAACTAATGATATAGTTCCGAATCAGGCTGCTTGTGAAGCGTATGGATATTATTATGATACAGCAACAGGTACTTGTAGATTAAAAGGCTTGAATAGTGGTTCTGTTAATGCTGCTTTAAGTAATGCAAGCAATACTGTTAGGAATGGTAGTTGTGTTAATAGTAATAATATGCTTTTAGCAGGTGTAGATAATCAATGCATACGTAGTAATAATGGCTTTATAACAGGTAAAGAAAATATAATAGAAAGCAGTAGGAATAATGCAGCAGTATTTGGTGTTAATGGTAATGTAAATAGACAAAATGAATTTGCAATAGGGGGTGGACAAAATGCAGTAGCTGACGACCCAACTTTAGGTTCACCTACATATCTCTATACTAATAGAAAAATGTCTATTGTAGAACTATCAGGAGTAAGTACAGATAATAGTAATATCACACTAACAGTAGGTGGGGATGGATCAAGTCTTATAGATGTAAAACCAAGTTCAATTATAGGATATGAAATCTATATCACTAGACTAGAATTAGCAGGTACAGCAGCAACAGTAGGTGATTTTTCATATAGAAACAGAAAAGGAGTAGTACAAATAGACAGTTCATATAATATGAATTTTATTGTAGGATTCACAAGAAACATAGGTAAAGTAGGTGGTGTTAATGGTACATTTACTGAAATAGATACATCATCAGGAGTTAATAAATCTTGGTCTATACAATGTAGTGATAGAAATAATGTAACAAATATTTGGAGTGCAGTTGTGTATCTTCATGAAATAGTGTCTACTAATGTAGATATACCTTAAAAAAATAGAAAATGGCAGATAAAACAGTAAGTTTAGAAATAAAATCAAATATAGGAGCAACAGCAAAAGACGCTAGTGAATTAGCTAATGAATTTAAGTTTATGGGTGTTTCTCTTAATGATATAAAAGGAGGATTTACAAAATTAACATCTACAGCAGCAAAGTCTTTTAGTAGTATTAAAGCAGGATTAATAAGTACAGGTATAGGTGCTTTTGTTATTGCTGTAGGTTCATTAGTAACTTATTTTACACAAACTAAAAGAGGGGCTGAATTATTAGAAAAAAGTTTAGCAGGTTTAGGAGCTGCATTTAATGTTTTAGTAGATAGAGTGTCTAAATTTGGTGATGGTATTGTTAAGCTATTTAAAGGTGATACAAAAGGTGCTTTAGAAGATGTAAAAGGTACATTCAAAGATATAGGAGATGAAATTGTAAATGACACAAAACAAGCCTTAGCTTTAAAAGATGCATTCCAAAAATTAAGAGATAGCAATAGAGATTTAAATGTAGAAACAGCTAAAAGAAGGTCTGAAATTGAAGAGCTTAAATTAATAGCAGAAGATGTTACAAAATCAGAAGAAGAAAGATTAGAAGCAGCAGAAAAAGCCTTTAATATAGAGAATGAATTACTTGACAAAAGAATAGCAAATGCAGAAGAAGAATTAAGAATACAGCGAGAAGAAAACGCATTAGGTGAATCGACAGCAGAAGATTTAGACAAAGAAGCAGAACTTGAAATAAATTTATTTAATATTAAACAAGAAAGTATAACTAAACAAATAGAACTTAATAATAAAATAAATGGCATAAAAAGAGAAGCTGAAGCAAAAGAATTAGAAGCACTAAAAAAACTACAAGAAGCAGATAAAGAAAGGCTAGGAACGTTAGAAAAGTTGCCAGTAAGAACACAAGAAACAAATGACCAAATAATACAATCAGATGCAGAATTAACAGAACAAATACTGGGCAACACCGACAAACAAGTATTAAGTCTTAAAGATTTAGAAGATTTTAAAATACAAGCTGCACAACAAGCACTAGATATTGGCCTAACAGTTTTAGATACAGAAATATCATCCCTAGAAAGTTCTTATCAAAAGGAAAGGCAATTAGCAGAAAAGAATGGTGGTGATTTAGAAGCTATTGACCAAAAGTTTGAAAAGAAAAGACAAAGATTAGCAAAAAAGCAGAAGGCATTTAAAGTAGCACAAGCCTTAGTAAACACTTTTACATCTGCAACTGCTGCCTACAATCAGGCAATGGATGGAATACCTGCTCCTGCAGGTCTAATAGCAGCACCAATAGCAGCAGGTTTATCAGTAGCAGCAGGTTTAGCAAATGTAAGACAAATACTGAAGCAAGATACTGGTGGTGGTGCAGGTGGAGGTGGAGGAGGTGGAATGGGTGGAGTGGGTGGCGGTCAACCTGCTCCAGATATGCAGTCTGGTAAGTTTGAATTAACAGCACCTGCTCAAGAACAAGAGCCTGTACGTGCCTTTGTGGTAACAGATGATGTCACACAAGGACAGGATAAGCTAAGCACAATAAGACGTAATGCAGTAATATAAAAATCAAATAAATTAACAATTAATCTATATAATAATATGCCGTGTAAAAAATGTAAAGATGGAAAATATAAATGGGGGAATACTGGTGAATGCAAGTATGACACCTTAGAAGAATGTGAAAAAGCTAATGCTGACTACTATGAAGAAGACCTTAAGACAACTAAAATAGTAGAATTAGTAATTGAAGAAGATAATCAAGAATTAGCAATAGACGCTATAAGTTTAGTTTCAGCACCCGCCATAGAACAGGACTTTGTTTACTTTGGGAAAGAAAAACATAACTTGACTTTCGCAAAAGTAGATGAAGAAAAACGTATGTTGGTCAGTCCAGCCCTTATCCCAAATAAGCAAATCTTCCGATACGACCCACAAAAAGATCAAGAATTTTATGTCTATTTTAGCCCTGAAACAGTACGCAAATCAGCAGAACTTTATTTAAAACATAATAATCATCATAAGGCAACCTATGAACACCAAGATAGAGTATCAGGTGTTTTGACTACAGAATCTTGGATAATAGAAGATCCAAAAATGGACAAGTCAAGACTTTATGGTTACAATTTACCTAGAGGAACGTGGATGGTTTCTATGTCTATACAAAATGATGATTTATGGCAAGAAATTAAAGCAGGGAATCTAAGAGGTTTAAGTATTGAAGGGTACTTTGTCGATAAGATGCAAAATATGTCACAGCAACAACCTACTGATGAAGAAATACTTATAGCACTTAATGAAATTATACAAGAATCTGAAAAATCAAATAAATAAACTATATATCTATTATATAGTATCAACTTAAATTTAAGAATACAATTATGGACATAAAAAAGCAAATCAAAATAGCACTTGGTCTAGAGAATGATGAAGTGAAATTAGGGTGGCAATCCAAATCAGAGGATGGCACTATTTTAGTATCTACTGCTGAAGAACTAGAAGCAGGAGTAGATATATCTGTACTTACAGAAGATGGAACAACTATACCTTTACCAATAGGTACTTATAAGCTAGATACTGGCGTTTCTTTTAGAGTAGAAGAAGAAGGTGTTGTTGCAGAAGTAATCGAATCTGAAACTGAAGAAGAAGATACTGCTGAAGAAGAAGATTTATCTACTGACTTAGCAGAAGAAGACAAAGAAGATTACGATGAAGAAGATGATAGAAAAGAAACAGCAGACGTTGGTGATTGGAGAGGAATGGAAAAAAGAATCCAAAACCTTGAAGATGCAGTAGCTGACCTTAAAAGACAAATCGGTGAAACAGGTGATGTTGAAGAAATGTCAGAAGAAACTGAAGAGCCTTCAACAAATCCTAAATCAATAAAAACAACAGAAGTAGTTGAATTTTCAGCAGAAGAAGAAATTGAAAAATTAAAAGCTGAAAACGAAAAACTTAAAACTGAACTAAATGCAAAACCTGCTGACAATCCAGTTAATGTAAACAAATTTTCAACTGACAAACCTGTATTAAGCAGAAAAGATTATAATAAACTTTCTAAAAGAGAAAGATTTTTATACAATTTAAACAAATAAATATTAACTAAAAAACAAATAAAACTATGGCTTTTAACGTAACGAGTAATTTCGCGGGGACGGCAGCGGGGATGTATATTTCTGCAGCATTAAAGGAAGCGAAATCACTAGATTTTATAACGCAAATGACTAATGTTCGTTATAAATCAAATGTACAATCTGTTGCTGGGGCAACATTATTAAGAGATGCTACGTGCGACTTTACAGATCACGGAACTCTCACAATGACTGAAAAGGTACTTGAAGTAAAACCTTTGCAAATAAATATTGATCTTTGTAAGCAAAACTTGGTGAGCAGCTGGGAATCTTTACAAATGAGAGGGCCTGAGGCTATGCCTCCTGCTTCTTTTGAAGATTATGTAATTTCTTATATGGGTTCAACTATTGCAGAAGGAGTAGAAAATTCAATATGGAATGGTGTAACAGCTACAAATGGTGAATTTACAGGATTCTTAGGTGCAGCAGTTGGTTATTTATTACCAGGTGTTGATGCAACTGTAATTCAATCATCAGCTTCAGGTGCTTATACAGCAGCAAACATTATAGCTAACTTACAGACTTTAACTTCTGATATGGCTGCTAACGTACCTGCAATACTAGGCAAAGAAGATTTATACATATACATGAACAATAAAACTTATGCTTTCTATATTTCAGCAGTATCTACATTAGGATATGTGAATGCATACAACATGAATGGCGACTATGAGCCTGTATTCGAAGGATACAAAATTGCAGTTTGCCCTTCTTTACCAGATAACCAAATGGTAGCAGCTCAAAAATCAAATCTTTATTTTGGTACGGATCTGGTTTCGGACTTTGGAGTAACAGGAACAGGGCCTAGAATAGCCCTAATGGATATGTCAGGCCTAGATGGCTCAGATAATATTCGAGTGGTTTGTAGATTCTCTGGTGGTGTTCAGACTGGAGTTGGTGCAGATATAGTAAGACAATCATAATATTACAAAATAGGGAGTTGAAATATACTCCCTGTTTTTAACTTTTAAAACAAAAAACAATGGCATGTACAAATTTAACGCGCGGAAGAGGATTAGATTGTAATAGAGTCAGTGGTGGCGTAAAATACATCTACTTTTCTGTTTATGATGAAATCACATCTTTTGCTTATGATGCAGTTGATAAATCAACTATCGACACTATTGATTTTGGTGGTAATACTATATATAGATATACTGTGCCTAGAGGTTCAACTTCTATTACAGATACTATTACAGGAAGTGTAGAAAATGGAACAATCTTCTATACTCCAACTGTAAATATGGTAATAAATCGTCTTACGCAACAAGACCAAGAAGAGATTAAGTTATTAGGACAAACGCAAGTAAGAATATTTGCTCAACTTAATGGCACACTTGCTAATGGTCATGATATGATAGTTGCTTTAGGTATGACAAATGGAATGAGTTTAAATGCAGGTACTGCTGAAAGCGGAAGTAGCTTCGGGGACCGCTCAGGTTACACTCTGACCTTTGACGGTTTGGAGAGTGTTCCATTCGCATTCTTAGAGGATTATACTACTGAACCATTCGATAATGCAGGATTTACTAACAAAGCGGGGACATTCCCTACTACATCATAACACTTCACTTTAATTAGTGTTTTCATATTTTTCTTGATTAAGAGGGCTTAGGCTCTCTTTTTCTTTTATATGCAAATATTTAAACAGTTTTTCTATTATATAATATGATTCAAGCAGTAACACAATCTTCATTTGACGCATATATAAGTACAGAAGACAACCGTATTGACACTTCGGTAGGCTCTGATAAGATTAGGCACTTAGTAAAGTTTACTAATGACATGGACAAATCAGTTCAATATGCTTATCCTAATAATCACTTAATATACGATAGATATACTAAGATGTCTTTTACTTATAACGCTACACCAGATGTTTATACAGGTGACACAAAACTTATACCATCAGGATATTATAAATATGAAGTTTATGAAGTTTCTTGGACAGGAGCTGTTGCAATAAGTGCAGGTAATGCACCTGTAACAGAAGATGATGTACTACCTGTAGGGCCTACACATGGAGTAGTGCAAGGATTAGTAGCAATAGGAAAATTAAATATGTCAGATTTAGCAGGAACAGGGCAAGTACAATATACGCAACATCCTGAACCATCAGGCACTAATTACATATATTACGGACAATAAAAAAAATAAACAATGGCAATAGAAAATGTTCAACAACTATTAACAGAACAATTAGGAAAAGGTACAACAGAAATATTTACAACAGCAGCACAAACAAGTAAAGACTATTATGCAGTTCATTTTCCTGTAACTTCAGTTATTTCAGCAATAACAGTGGCAAATGCAACAGGCGAAAGTGCTTTACAAACGACAATGCCTGCTGGTACTGTGTTATACATGAATATTACCGCTATTACCCTTACTTCAGGTATTGGTATAGCATACGTAGAATAATATGGCGTTATCATTAAAATTAGGAAACAGCTTAACAACAAGTGGTTATCTTTATGATAACATCTGGGCTTTAGGATTAAATGGTACAGATGAATATGTAAGTGTAGATGGTGTTGCAGAAAATGTAGATAGTTCAAATGGAACTATTTCTGTATGGGCAAAGCTAAATACTATGAGTGCATCAGGTGTAATGTTTCAAACTAGGGTAGATTCTAATAATGTGATAAACCTATTATACCACGCTTCTTCTAATGAAGTAAGGTTTACATATAAAGCAGGTGGTGCAGCAGTTACAATAGCTTTTACAGATGCTATAGAAGCAGATGGAAAATGGCATAATATAGTTGCTACTTGGGATACATCAGAAGATGAAACAAAACTATATTTAGACGGCACTTTAAAACAAACAGGAACAAGTCTAGGTACATTTTCAGGAACACCAAGTATTGCAGATATAGGACAAAACACACAAGGTGGTGCTTTTTTTAATGGTACTATTGCAGAAGTAGGTGTATTTGCAGATGTGATAGATATAGGTAAATTATTTGTAGCTAATAGAGAGCCTATAAATTTAACAGGGATGGCTAGATTAAAAGGATATTGGCAGTTTAATAGTGGTTCAGGTAGTGTAGCTGTAGACAGTTCAGGTAATGGATTTAATGGTACATTATTTAATACACCAACGTGGGCAAAAAACGTACCATATAAAGCAAACTAAAATGAAATACGTAATTATACCATCATCAGAATTATCAAATATAGACTTTAGTCAAGTATTAGAAACATCAGCTAGTACATTAAGATATTCATTAGATAGTTCAGAATTTTTACTTAAATTTGAAGGTGAAACACCTAGCTTTTTAGAAGGCAAAACAGAATATGATTATTCAGCTATTATGGATATATTAAACGGATCAGACTGGTCAGAACAAGATTAACTATGAAAGATAATATTTTACAAGTAAACTTAGAAACAGAAACAGCACCACAAGTACAAGAAGTGCGTGGTAAAGACTATATCGAATATGGAACTGATAATTGGAAAAATGCATATCCACAGTTCTTAATAGACTTATACTATAATTCTAGTACACACGCTGCAATTATAAACGCAACAGCAGAAATGATTGCAGGTGAAGACATTATTATAGATGATGAATATAATGACAGCATAGATGTATATGTAAAACTTAAAAAGTTTTTTAAATTCGCAAATAGTAAAGAAAGTTTACATCAAGTAATTAAGAAACTATCTTTTGATTTTAAGCTGCAAGGTGCTTATGCTATTCACGTTATTTGGAATCAATCACGTACAGAAATAGCAGAAATCTATCACGTTCCTGTAGAAAGAGTAAGAGCAGGTAGACCTAATGCTATGGGCAAAGTAGACACTTATTATATTAGTGCAGACTGGAGTAATACTAGAATACACAAACCTTATTCAATTCCTGCCTTTAATGTTAATGACAGGACTTCAGCTAGTCAGCTAATATACACAGGTTCTTACAGTCCTAATATGGATATATACCATACTCCTGATTACGTTTCTGGCTGCAATTGGGCATTAGTAGACCAAAGAGTAGCTGAATTTCACTTAAACAATATACAGAATGGATTTAGCGGCTCTTATTTCATCTCTTTTGCGAATGGAGTACCAACGCAAGAAGAACGCTTTCAGATAGAAGAAAGTTTATCTCAAAAGTTTACAGGAGCATCAAATAGTGGTAAATTTGTATTAACTTTCTCTGATGATAGAAACAGAGTGCCTGAAATCACACCAATAGCTGTTAGCAACGCTGACAAGCAATATCTTGCTTTACAGGAGTTATTGGTTCAAAACATACTTACAGCCCATAGGGTGACTTCTAAGACGTTAATGGGGATAGATTCTACAAATGGGTTTTCGTCAAATACTGATGAACTGATAAACGCTGCAAACTTTTTTCAAAATACTGTGGTAAGACCATTCCAGTTAAATATACTAGAAACACTACATACAATATTTGAAGTAAACAATATGGATATGCCTGTTGAATTTGTACAGCTTAAACCTATCACAGTACAATTTGATTCTAAAACAGTTAGAGAGGTCATGACGCAAGACGAAATTAGAGAATCTTTAGGTTTACCACCATTAAACGAAGAAGAAGAAGTAGTAAGCGAGGAGTTTGCTAAAGTAGGTTCTATGGTTACAGATGGTGTTGAATTACCATTATATGACAGTATAGAAGAAGCAGAAGCAGAAGCAGAAAAGATGGGATGTAAAGGACATCATGAACACAAGCAAGACGGCAAAACTTATTATATGCCTTGTGAAAGTCACGATCAAATAACTAGCTTAAACAAATGTAATTGTAGTGAAGAGAAAATAGAAAGATTTTCTAACAAAACAGAATTAGAAAGTTTTTTAGAAACACTAGAAGATATTCCTGAAGACTGGGAATTAGTACATGAAGAAGTAGTAGATGGTGAACACCAAGATTTTGACTTTGAAGCTGAATTAAACAAAGTAGCAAAAGAAAAGATAAACCTAGCATCTACAGGCAGAGCAAATCCAAATGCAAGAAGTGAGCAAGATGGTCTTAATAAAAGTGGTACTTTCTTTTACAAAGTAAGATATGTTTACACTACAGATAATTTTTTAATAAATAAATCTGGTACAAGTAGGGATTTTTGCAGGTTAATGATAAATGCAAAAAAGATATATAGAAAAGAGGATATTATTAATATGGGTTCAAAAGCTGTAAATGCAGGGTTTGGGCCTAGAGGGGCTTCGACTTATTCTATATGGTTTTATAAGGGAGGTCCTGAATGCAGGCATTTTTGGCTGCGTCAGGTCTATCGTGCTCCAGCAGCAGATGATGATGCTGTATATTACAAAGATAATATAGATGATGATACAATGATAGGGTACACAAAAGCAATATCAGAAGGTTTTACAGCACAAAGAAATGACAGGCTAGTAGCAACACCACCACAAAGAATGGTGAACAGAGGATATTTAGACTAACAAATAACTGATAATCAACAAATTATGGCATACGTATTATTCATATCAGAAAGTAAATTAAAAGACAGCACAGCAATTAATCTAAATGTGGATGTAGACCTGTTGCTTCCATACGTAAGGCAAGCACAGAAGCTATATGTAGAAACTAAGCTAGGAACAGACCTTAACCAAAAGCTGAAAGACCTTATAATAGCAGGAACACTAGGAGACCCTGCAAACGCAGCATATAAGACTTTAGTAGATGATTATATTGGTGATATGCTGCCTAATTGGGCGTTCTATCACGCTATACCTTTTCTTAGATTTAAAATCGAGAATGGTAATATCTATTCAAAAACATCAGAAACAGGAACAGCTTTAAGCACAGAAGAAGCGCAGCACCTTAGAGAAGAAGTGAGAAATACAGCAGAATATTACACAGAAAGATTAATAGACTACATTAAAAACAATATATCTAGCTTTCCTGAATACTCGACAAATTCTGGTGCAGACGTTAATCCTGATAGCAATGCTTACTATGCAGGAATGAACCTTGAAAGACCAATGAATCAAGGTAGCAAATTAACATTAAGAGATTTTTTAACACCTGATCTTACATAATGAAAAAAAGATATAAAGTAAAAAACATAAATAAAACTAAATTAAAGTCTTACTTACAGACTAAAACGAATAAAGATGAAAGAAATACAAGATACAGCACAAGTAGGACTAGCTAATGGTACAGCGATAGGCATATCATTAGTGCAAATTAATGAAATACTAACCTTTGTTTCCTTAGCTATAGCAATAGTGTTTAGTATTTATAAATTTATAAACTATGAAAAAGAAAAAACTCGGAAGTAAAAACCCTAAGTATAATAAAAAAGTAGCAAAAGAACAAGATAAATATGAAGGAATGGATAAGGAATTTGTGAAAGAAGTTAAAGGAGTTAAAGTGTGGGTGTACACAGAACCAAGAAACTAATTTTTTGGACTTAAAATATTTTACTCTTTCAGAGTTTGATTCACCTGATGAAATCGGATCAGGTGCTAACATGGATAAAGACTTTCTTGAAAAGCTTGATTATGCACGTGGGAACGCTTCTATTGCATTTAAAATAACATCTGGATATAGAACCCCACATTGGAATGATAACGTCGTAGGTGCACGTATAGGAAGCTCACACAAAAAAGGTCTTGCAGCTGATATTGCTTGTGTAGGTAGTCGTGAAAGACAAATAATTGTAAAAGCCTTAATGGATGTAGGAATTAATCGTATAGGAATAGGTAAGACTTTTATACACGCAGATGTTGATAAGTCGCTGGATGCTAACGTTATATGGCTCTATGATTAAACTAAATTTGAATACTAACTAAAATTAAATACAATGAATGAACTATTAAAAAACTTTTTAATCGGTAAAATTTTAAAATCTAAGAAAGCATGGTACACAATAGCTGCTATCTTAGTACAATTACTGCATGAGTCTTTTGGATTAAACCCTGAAGAGACTACTGCTATTATGCATTCTATAATTGCTCTTGTAATTGGTCAAGGAATCGCAGATAGTGCAAAAAAGTAATAGATATAGATTAAAGCCCCATGAGATAGCTACTATCAAAAGGATGAGAAAAAAAGAGGTCAAAAATTTACTTATTATCGGTGACCTACATGAACCCTTTTGCTTAGATGGCTATCTTGAGTGGTGCTTAGAGCAGTTTAAAATATACAACTGTAACCATGTGATATTTATTGGTGATATTATTGATTCACATGGATTTTCTTATCATGAGCCTGATCCTGATGGCTTGAGTGCAGGTAATGAATTAAAGTTAGCTATAAAAAATGTGCAAAAATGGTACAAAGCCTTTGAGGGTGTACCTGTAGATGTTTGTATTGGAAACCATGATAGGATGGCTGCACGGAAAGCAATGACAGGTGGAATACCTTCTGCATGGATAAGATCTTACAATGAAGTGTTAGGAACACCAGACTGGAACTGGGTGGAATCAGTAGTATATGATGATGTACTATATGAACACGGTGAAGGTGGTCGGGCACAAACAAAAGCAAAAAACAATCTGATGTCTAGTGTTTGTGGTCATACACATACGGAAGCTTACTGTAGATGGTATGTTGGCAAAAGATACAGAATATTTGGTATGCAGGTGGGATGTGGTGTTGATGCAAAAACCTACGCAGCTGCTTACGCTAAAAACTTTAAAAAACAAGCTATAGGATGTGCTGTAGTGCTTAATAATGGTACACTACCTATAAACCTTTTGATGCCTTTATAATGAAACCT